GCACGAGATAGCATACATCAACTATTATGACGATCTTGAAATGACGCCCTCTTACGAAGGGCTGGCAACTGTTGCTGTCAATATCTCGGCCTCACTTGAGTTTAACAGTCTTCAGTCTTTCAGTGGCTTTTGCAATAACGGCTACGAAATGCCGGCACTGCTGAGCAGTGATACCAAAATAGCATCTGATTTATGGCCAGACTGGTTGCGCGAGATAATGACAAGCACCGACCTTGGCGCATTCCCTGCCACTCAGCCAGCGCAGATTGACAGACCCAGCTTCCAGGCGGGTGCTCAGTGGTGTCAGGATCGCGGATACAAATACGATCCAGTAGAGGACGAGCCGCTCAACATCCTTGAGTGGGCCGCAGAAACAGCGCAAGCGCACCTTCTGAAGCTCGTGCGACTTGGCGGCGTCTATTATCTCAAAAAGGCGATCGAGTTTACCGAGCCGCTCGACATCAAGGCGCAGTTTAACAACGGCAACATCGAGGAGGGAACATTCCGGCTAAATACCGTTGACTACCTGACGCGGCAGCCGTTTATCGTGCAGGTAAAATGGCGCGAAGAATCCGACAGTCTTGAGGCGCCACTGTTCGCACGCGAGCGTGTTGCGACTGTCCGGCAAGTAGGCACAAGCGCCAGTGCTCCCGTGCGCGTACTCGATCTGTCGAAATGGTGTACGAATTACAGGCAGGCCATTGACGCTGCTTGTTACTACATCCGGTTCGTCACGCTTAGGGATCACACTGTCACTTTTAACACTACGCCAGACGTGCTCGTGGCACAGATCGGCTCAGGCAGCTTTTTCAAGCTCGACATCGATGTGGTGAACTACAATACCGCCGTGCAGGGCTTCATACAGGAAGATGGCACGATCGTTACGACCCGCCCCGATCTCCTGCCGGTTCAAGATGGCAGCTACCCCGGCCTGACGTGGGACCTGAGCAGCGACCCGGTAGAACAGAACATTGTCATCACCGCCGGCAAGGCCTCACCCGAGAGCAACTTCTTTGCCATCGCCAGCGTCAACACAAGGCAGCGCACCTACGAAATTAACAAGGTAAGTATTGATGCCGAAGGCGTGATAACAGTAGAGGCCTTCCACCATCCAATCAACTCCAGCGGCATGAGCCTACTTGGCGTAAACTGGACGACATATCAAACAGACGCTAACTGGGTGATCGAGCTGTGAACATTATCACCGAACTTCCAGGGATCATCCCGGTTGCCAGGCCCTACACCATGGGACAATGGCCGCAAACTCGCAAGAAGATGCGCAATGGCAGGGTTGCACGATGGCCGCTATCTGCTCGCCCAACTGGCGACAAAATGGAGCTTGCGTGGGAGAACATCACTTACGCGGAGGCGGAGCAGTTGTCAAAGGTATGGGATGAGAACTACGGCATTTACGGCAGATTGACACTTCCACCGGAGACTCTTGCCGGCACGGGTGGCGGCCTGCAAGCCTTCCTGGCCCTGCCATTCCCTGGCGCGACCTGGCACTTCGTCGGCAATCCGCAGGTCATCGCGGTCAAGGCCGGCCGCTGTACGATGCGGATGCCAATTGGCGTTCGCGGCTTCGCCAGCTACGAAGAGTGACCCAGCGCCCGATCACGCTGCCCCCGTACACGCCCAGCACCTGGGAGCTGCGCCTACCTGGCTACCCGGTCATCGTCAACAGTTGGCGATCGGCCTCCTTCCCTGAGCTACTGGGGGCGCTCCCAAGCGGGGCCGAGTGGGGCATGACGTTCGAGGGCCGGGACGACGACGAGGCGCTCGCGCTACTGCTGCCCTGGAGGGCCTCGGGGTGCGGCCTATGGCCCCTGACCGCTCTGCCGATCGAGCTGGCCGGCGGGGTCGATGATGCGGACTTCAGGAAGCGCCTGACTGGCACGACCTGGACGATGGCGAGCGAGCCGCGTTTGGAGCCGGTGAAAAATGGGCGTTTCAACGTAACGATTCAGCTTGTTTACGAGCTTGCGTTTGATTCTGTTTACGGCCCCGGCGCACCAGCGCTACCACAAACACGAGGCAACCCGCTACGCCTGAACATATCGACAACCCTTGTTGTCGCCGGTCTGCCAAGTGCATTCCTGAAGATCATCGACAGGAGAAGCGCAACAGAGGTACTTGCGCTCAACCTTGTGGACAGTCTCAATGCCATCGCCGAGCCTGGCATTTTCCAGAAAAAGATCGTCAGCAGGCCGGCGGATCTGGTGCTGGAGCTTGGCATGGCCACGACCCTCGCCGTTGTCGGCACGGTCCCGTAGCGCCAGGGCTGGCACAGGCTAGAATCTCGCTGGCCCGCCGGCTCGATCATGCCAGTCACAAAGCAAACCTATACAGCAAACGCGCCCTGGACTGGCACGAACATGCTTGACCTGTTGTCCACGGCGCTCATCGACGCCGGCCTGATGACAGCATGGCACGACTCGTTCAGTGTGTCGGGAAGATTTTACCGAGTTCTGAGAATCCAGCACGACGCCGCGAAAACCTACGGCAGTTCATTTTATTGCTTTATTGCGGATACCCTTGGCAACTTGGGCGTATCTTTGTCGAGTGGGTGGAACCCCTCGGGCACGCCACCGATTAACGTGCCAACCGGAACGCAGTTTCTTGACTATCACAGGTTGCCGGTGGACACTGGAACAGACAACTCTGCGGCCACAAGGCTTGCTACTCTTTCCACGACTTCCAACCTGTTTCTCGATCGCTATACTTCCGCGATCGACGCAAAACAGAGTTGGCTCATCTTTCGGCAGCCTGTCAACAGGGCGGCTCCTTTCTCGATTCTGCACAAGGATACCTCGCTACATACATGGCTCGACCTTAATAAGGGCATGATTAGCGGAATTAGCACTATCGCCGCAAGCGCAACCAGCCGGATGGGATACGTTCGCTTTCAGTTGCAAGAAAACATCCGGCGATGTCTATTGATAGGTTCGGCTTTGCGCGGTCGCACTAACACTAATGGCGACGCAACTTTTCACGCTCTCTCTTATAATACGCATTGCTATGTTGGGGTTGGCTCTAGCGCGACTACTGACAACTTCGGTGGCTCTATATCCAGGGCTGACCCTGGCGCGGCGATCGCACTTCCCGTAGCAAAAGCCGCCGCCAACCCCGCCTACCTCACGGACTATAATCCGGTATGCGGTGATCTTGCGTGGTCTATCTGGACGCCAACGAAACTCGCTCTTGATTTTGGCGTCTACATGCACTACAACGATAATGACACCGCCTATCAGGACAGGTTCACTGTTCAGAGTGGAGTCAATGAATGGGAGGCCCTGCAGTTCGCCAATAACTCCGTCGTGGTCGATGGCGCCTCGCCTACATTTGTCGCCAGGGTAGTCTGATGTCAGTTGCTGTTGGCACGGATGGAGCCGCCAAGATCGACCTTGGCAACGGCTTGCAGTACATGGCGAATATCAGATCGTGGGAGCTTGGCATTAATCGCCCCTCCCTTCGCCGGACGGACATGGCGGACGAAGCGGAGAGATCCGTAAGCGGCGTTTCTCAATGGACTGGCGACTTTGAGTTTCATCTGGTTTTTAGCGAAGATGAATCAATTGCGCTTAGTTCGTGGCAAGTGCTTCAATTCGCACTCACCGGCATAGACGATCAGCTATTCGCGGACATCGAGTTAATACTTCAGCGCCATCAGCTTTCCCCTGACCTTGAGGTGTTCTACTCAACGATCCCAGGCGTTATTAAGCTGGCCGGGACAGTGCTTGTTACAAATGTGCGCATGAACTGCCGTGACCCTGAGCAGCCGATTGTCATAGTGGCCGAGTGGGAGGGAGACGGCGCCCTGGCCCTCGTGCGCGAGACTTGAGCGTGGCCGGCGGGAGTCAGGGTGGTCTATGATTCGACCGTCCCTGCCGGCCCCTGCCGTGCGCGAGCCGGATCAAAAGCGAATCGACAGGCTGGAGGGAGATCTAGTCAGCCTTCAGACGAATATGGCCGTCCTTGAGAAGGTGGTCGATAACATGGTATTGCTTCGACAGGATGATCGAACGGCCATGAAGGAGCTTGGCGAGAGGATGGAAAAATCAGTGGCCAGCATGGCGGAAGAAATTAAGAGGCAGGCGGACAAAACGGCAAGAGACGACAGAGACATGATAGCCGAGCAGGCAAAGGGACGCGGGGCGAAAGAGGCCACGAGTTACCTTGTCGCAACCTTGCTTACCGTATTCGGCTTGTTTATTGGTCTCGGCGGCTTGATTACCTCGTTTCAGGCTGGCAAAAACAGCACGTCAAGAGAGGAGACCCCTTACAGCTACGAGACGAGGATTCTTCCATGACGCTCGATCCCACCACGATCACAGGCTGTCCGAATGCAACCCTGCCGTTGCAGGGCAATGAACGACTGGTGATGGACCAGGGCACGCAAACCGTCGATGCTTCGACGCAAGATGTTGCCAATTTAGCGGCTCCCACCAACCTCAGCTATGACCCTGCCACGCGGCTGCTGAGCAGCAGCACCGGCGCGGATGTGACCCTGCCACTGGTGTCGACCACCGCAGCCGGCTTGGTGCCCCTTGGCTGGCTCACGGGAGCGGAAGCGGCGATCCTGCCGCACATCCATGGCGATCTCGCTGGGCGGCAATACGCCCACGTCCGCAACGTCAGCGGAGTTCAGCTGGCAGCCGGCACGCCGGTTTGCGTTGTTGGGGCCGTGGGCGATACGGACCGACTGGAAGTCGTTGCTGCGGATGCCGGCGATCCGACGAAGATGCCGGCATTCGCCCTGCTGGATGCTGCGCTGGCCGCCACTGGCAGCGGAAGGGATGGACATGGCGTCATCAGCGGCGAAACGGTCAATCAAAACACGGCTGCGTTTGCGCTCAGGGCTGAGGTTTTCGTGGCCGTCGGCGGCGGCCTGACATCGACGATCCCCACCAGTGGGCGTGTGCAGAGCGTCGGCAGCATCAGCCGTAGCCATGCCAGCACTGGCAGCCTGGCGGTGGCGATCGGCCCCGCGCTGGGCAACGCAGCCCTGCGCAACATCGGCACAATCGCCGGCACCGTGGCGGCGGGTGATGTAGTGGCGGCGCTGTCCGCCCGGCTGGATCAGTTCCGGGATGCCCGCACCTTCTATGTCTCGAAGCGCATCGGTGCCAGCAACAGCAACAACGGCACCAGCCCCGGCGAGCCGTTCCTGACGATCGGCGCAGCAGTCACGGCAGCCAACGCTTACCGGGCCGCCAACCCGACTGAGCGTGCGGTTATTGAGGTCGGACCTGGCACGTATATCGAGGCATCCCTGCCTATGCGGGTGGCCTCAAATGTGCTGATCTTCTCCGAGGGCGGTCAGCGATCGGTCCGCATCACGCCAGCCGCAGGGCAGGAGCTGAATAGCTTTTTCGCCGTGGACAGCGGCTGTATGATCATCGGCCTGACCTTCGCGGGCCACCAGGCGCAGAACACCAGCGCCACCGATTCGACGGTTGGCACCAGGGCGTGGGCGATCCAATTCAACGAACTCGCCAACGGCGGCACGGGCGTATTCCTCACTGCCTCGCCCTACATCAAGGATTGCCTGAGCATCACCGCTGAGGATGACGCAGGCGAGGCCGGCAGCACCAGCACCGGCGACTGCGGCGGCGGGGTAGAGGTAGATGGCGCGAAGTGCGCGGCGAATTCCCCGGTCCGCTCGATGGTGGTCTACGGGTTCACTCAGCAGAACCTGGGCGGCCCTGGCATCATCGTCCGGAATGAGGCCTATGCGGAGCTGGTGAGCTTCTTCGGCCTGTTCGGAACGTGGCACGTCCGGGCAGAGACCGGCGGCCAGGTGACGATGAGCGGCGGCGGTTGCAGCGAGTTCGGCACCTACGGCCTGATGGCCGACGGCTACAGCCCCGCGGCAATCTTTACCGGCGCCCTGCTGGCGGATGCGGCGCAGGGTGCCACTACCGTTGACATCGGCAGCCTGAGCGCCAACCGGATCGGCAGCGCCTCGCGTCCGGGCCCTGGTCAGCTCATGCTGGTTGCTGGCACCGTCTACGTGGTGCAGTCGGCAACACCGATCACAGGCGGTTTCCGGGTCGCGTTCTACTCACCCACCAGCGCGGGCCTGGCGGCGGCGGCATCCACGGGCGCAGCGGTGAACTTCCGCCTGCGCTCGCAGATCAACGCCGGCTGCCACACGATGAATTACGTCGGCAGCGGCACCAACTATTCGGCACTGCCGTGGAATGGTGGCGTCCCGATCCGCGCCAACGAGACCGTAGAGACAAACTTCGGCCGCGTGTTTGGGGCGACCGTCAACGACGTTGGAGACTTCAAGATTGCGGGTGGTGCGTTCGCGGTCGATGGCACCACCGGCGCCGTCACGATCAACACCAGTTCCTTCAACTTGTCGGGCCTGAATGCAATCGGGCCGTTCTCGCGTAACGGCGGCATCAGCACAGTCGGCGTGCAGCTTCAGGAGGTAAGCAATGACATAAACCTGCTAGCCAGCACAGGCGTTAGCGATGGCAACACCGCACCGACCCAGTTTGCGGCCAGGTCGTACACTACCAGCCGATTCCTGCAGGGGCTGACGGTTACAGCCGGCCAGCCGATCAGTATTTCCGACACGTCTACGACAGACGCCGGCGGGTTTCAAGTTCGCAACCGGAACATTTCGCTCAGCCTGAACGCTCCAAACGGCTTGGCAAGGCTGGACGGCAGTGGGTTTGTTGGCGCTGATCAAATAAACTTCGGCACCACGTCCGGGACAGTGGCAGCGGGCAATGATGTCCGCATGACCAACGCCAGGGAGTGGGATGCGCTGACGGTTAATCAGGCCGAGGCTGAGGCCGGTACGTCAGGAACCCGCCGGGCGTGGACTGCTCAGAGGGTACGCCAAGCAATTGTGGCAGTACCGTCAACAGCGGTAATTCCGTTGACGGGTGAATTTTCAACCTTGATTGTTTCGACATTAATCACAGTCCCATATTGGCCGGATGCTCGGATTCTGTCTGCCCTGCCGATCTGGATGCTGAACACGGCGCCAACTGGAAGCGTTGCGCAGTTTGACATTCGAGTAGGTGGCACGTCAATTTTTGCCACGCTGCCGACTATTGACGCCACAGAAACCAGCACGGCGACGGCGGTAGTTCCAGCTGTATTTTCTGCGGCGTTCATCGCAGCCAGTCAGACAATCGCCTTAGGCGCCAACGTGACATTCCACTGCACGCAAGTAGGAAGCACTGTAGCCGGTTCTGGCGCAAAGGTTGCCCTGCCCGGCAGGAGGGTCGGGTAATGGAATGGTGGGGAGCAAGTATGGCCAGATATTCGCCGTATGTGCAGGACTACTTAGATCGTGTGACCGCTGCAGACGTTGCGGCCGGTAATACGCAAGGACTGGAGTCAGGGGTAGCAGATGCGTTTGCTGTTGCAATAGAAGGGCTTGTAGGAAGCGCGATGCTAGGGGTAAGCGGCGGGGTCATTTCTCAAGCCGCTAGCAAGATCAAGGCTATGCCGTTCATGTGCGGCGCTCGTACCTTGCCTGGCTGCTTGGTGCCCGTAGTCGGGCCGGCGCCGACAAACTTCAACTTTGTAAGCGGGGACTACGACCGGAAGACGGGATTGCTAGGCAATCCCGGAAGCACTAAATACTTAAACAGCAATATATCGGGCTTGCTATTGCCGCAAAATAATTCGCACTTTGCTGTGTATGGCAGGAGTTTTGATGGGGACGTTAAAATGTACCTAGGCTGCCAGGGCTTCGGCGTCAGTAATGGAGGGTTATTTTTTATAGGCTCTAATTTATACACTGAGCATCAGATAGTGGATACGCGAAATACGGGGTTTAATTCTGTTGGCAGACCCTCGGGAGCATCTTTTATAGGCGCCAGTAGAGACTCCGGCTCTACAGCCCGTGCTAGGTGCGCTGGAAATAATTATACAGCCGCATCAACATCAACGGCGCCTAGTGACGTTAATTTTTTTGTTTTTGGTTTTAATCGCAATGGCTCAGTTACAAACCTAAGTGCGGCTCAGCTTTCTTACTACTCCCTCGGCGAATCCCTAGACCTCGCCGTGCTTGATGCCCGCATCAGCACCCTAATGGCCACCCTCGCCGCCGTCATCCCATGACCCGCATCCTCTACAGCCTCACCACCCTCACCACTCGCCCGTACCCCAGGGGTGACGAGGATCCCGTGATCGGCCTTGACCGCACCGAATGGCGCGTGCTGGAGCTGATCCAGGTGCCCCCGCCACCGATCCAAGATGGCGAGATTCTGAACCAAACCGACACCTTCGACTGGTTCGCGGACACCACTCCCGAGGGCGTCGACGGCACGCTGACCCGCGACTGGGAAGTCCTCCCTGCCCCACCCCCGCCGGTCGTCGCCGAGTGGCTCCCATTCGCCGCGTGGCTATACCAGTTCCCGGCCATGATGACTGCGATGGAGTCCGCACGCGGCAGCACCGACCCGCAGGGTGAGCCCGCCACCACCGGTCTGCCGGCAGCGATGGATGAGGCCAGACTGCGGGAGAACTACCCGGCATTCGAGCAGACCTGGGGGCAGTTCCTGCTGGCATCCCAGATGGCCCCCGCTGACCTCGCCGCGATCATCGGCAAGGCATCCGACTGCCACCTTCCGGCTGAGTTCCTGGCGGCATTGCAGCCGAGCATGGTGCCATGACCACCCGCAACCCGTCAAGCCGGGGGCCAGTGACACCGCCGCCAGCGGCAAGGCGACAGCTATTCCTTCTCGTCGCCGTCGGTGCCTTCATCGTTCTGGGCTACAGCTACAAAGAGAGCTGCGTTCGCGCCGGCAAAGACTTCGAGCAGTGCTGGGAAAAGGGTCTGGCGATTGGCGGGATCGGCCCGGGCGGCCCCATCAGTGCCGGCACAATCGCAGGGCTGGCTTTTGGGCAGATCAACAAAGAGAGGGAGAAGCGCGAGGCGTATGAGAAGGGCCTGTGGACCTACAATGCCTACCTCGAACGACCGACATCCGATGACTCGCACCCCACCCCTTGATCCTCGCGGCAGTGAAGAGGCCGGCATGGCCGGGCCACTCATCAAGGCGCCCGTCAAGCCGGGCGACAGCTACTTGCTGGTAAACGACCGCGATCAGGACATCGAGGCCTACGACCACGCCGGCAAATTGCTCTGGAAGTGCGCCGCGCTTGCTCGCGGACAAGGCCCGGACAATGACTGGCGAACGCGCAACAGCGACACCCCGCCTGGCCTTTACAGAATTGGCCAGATCCACAGAGACTACGAAGAGTTCGGCCCTAGGCCGGCGTTTAATACAACACTGATGAGCTATGGCTGGTATAGTTTCGACCTGATCGAACTGGAAAACCAGGAAGCGAAGCATGGCCGCGCCGGAATCATGCTGCACGGCGGCGGAACTGCTTGCGGATGGCCTGGGGCCTGGGCGCAAAGGCAGCGACTATTCTCGACGCACGGCTGTATCAGAATGCACAACGTCGATTTACGGGACAAGGTGCTACCGCTGACAGGGAAAGGCATCGTCTACGTTGGCGTGCATCAGGAGCGCTGACATCAAAAAGCCCGTGACGCTTAATGCACGTCACGGGCTCGTTGAGCGGGGTGCTTAGCACCCCTATCGGCTCAGCCCTCTTGATCGAGCAGCGGAGTGCCGGACTTCTCGACGGGCTCGCCCTTGCGGCGGCGGGAACGGATCTCGTCAACCTCCTCGGTCATGGTGAGGAGGATCTGAGCGCCAGGGCCAACGAACTCTCCGGTGGGGTACTCCACGGAGAACACGCGGCCGGGCTCCGCGCCGATCTGGCGGCAGGCCAGTTGCGACACCTGCAGCATTCCAGTGCCGACGACACGGGCACGCTCGCGGCCTCGGTGCTGGGATGCCTTGCCGGCGGTCTCGCTACCGGGCAGGAAGCCCTGGGCGGCCAGGAGCGCCTGATTGAGCTGAGACTTCAGCACTCGCTCCTTGCCTTCCGCGTTCACCGAGTAGTAGCCGGCGGCGTAGGCAATGTCACCCAGGCTCCGGCCCTCGGACTTCAGCTTCTGGGCAAATGCCAGAAGATCCTCTCCGGTCTTGCGCTCAGGCTGCTCGACGCCATCGGACTCCTCGGAATCGTCGGCTTCAGCTTCGGAATCCCCTTCGTCGCCGGCCAGGGACGCCTCTTCGGCGCTGTCTTCATATTCCGTAAACGGATTTTCGTCGAGAATGGGATCTTCGACGATCGGCTCGGGGGTGACGGTGGCTCGCTTGGTGGGCATGGTGCATTGAATGCGGTTCGCTCAAAAGCGTAGCACGCCATCAACGAGCAAGCAACGGGTAAAGCGCGTCAAGGCCAGCACGAAAAATCGGATGGCCGCCTGACATGACAGCTCGTTGGTGATGCAGCAACAGGCCGCCAGCAAACTGCATCCAGCCCTGGCTCAGGTCCGGCAGGTTCCAGACGTGTTCTTTCACGCCGTCAACCGACAGCATGAAATTGATGCCACGCTCGACCTTCAGGCCAGTCACGGCCTCGACCCCAAACCCGTAGCTCCCCTGTTGCATCTGCCAGCCAGGACGCACGCGAGCCGTGGTCTCTTCCGTCTTCTTGCTGACGAACCTGTCGGTTCTGTAAAGATGCTCGCAAATACCGTGCATCATTTTGTCATTGTCATTGTAGTCACAAAGATACTTATACTTTGCCCTGTAACTCTTCGCCTGATTAGTCTTCCAGTCGCTCAAGCTCAAGATACCATCGACCTCGGCAACAAGGTCAGGCGTGAAACCATAGCAGCCGCCAGGGTGGATCATTGGCCGCTCGATCACGTAGACCTTGCCGATGCGGGGGTAGACCTGCTCACGCCACTGTGCGTGGATGGAATAAGCCTCTTCGCAAAAGCGAAGGCAGTCGTGCTCATCAGGTAGGCCGAGGTCGTGCGCGATAAGAGCGTGAACTTCCGTTCCAATATCAGCGCGAATGTCCCTGACGCGCTCCATATAGTATTCAGCGCCCATGTCACTGAGCCCCTTCTTCGCCAGAGAGCGCTTCCACGGGCGCTTATCAAAATCCTTGCCGCCACCCAAGGCAATAATGTGTGACGACGATGGCACTTCGATCGGGCCGGTCTGGGCCTGATAGAAGTATTTGTGATCTTCTTCTCTAAAAAAAACTCCCGACTGAGCCGGGAGTAGTTGCAGTTCAGGCATGGGGTGCTCAGAAGCCGGGGGGAAGGTACTGAGGGGCAGGGCGGGAGCCGTCCGGGTTGTTCAACACCATGTCGCGCTGTTGGCCAGCGTCGGAGGGATAGTGGATCGCTCCGGGCATCGGCTGAATGGGGGCAGGCGGGGCCATAGGGGCGGGTGCTTGCGGCTGCTGATACATCGGCTGGGCAGGGGGAGCAGCGGGGGCGGCAGGGGCAGGAGCGTACTGCTGCGGAGGCGCCTGAGGAGCGGGGGCAGGAGCGTACTGCGGGGCAGGTTGCTGAGGCGCGTACTGCGGCGCTGGCTGCTGAGGTTGCGCCGGATAGCCCTGTGGGGCCTGGGCCTGCTGATACTGCTGGGCGCTTTGCTGTCTCGCGGCAGCGCTCTGCTGCGTCTCGACCAGGGTCGAAAGGCGACCCGAAAGGATCGGCTTGCTCTTGCCCGAGGCAGACTGGCCGCCCTGCTGCGCATAGAGCGCAAAGTCGAGCTTGATGCAAGGCTGGCCGCCTCGATCCTGCGCGTACTGGCCGGCATTAAAGGCGGCGTTCAACTCCTGCAGAGTGGCGTAGCTGATCTCAACATTGCCTTTGTAGTCAGGCTGGTTGGCAGCGGTCTTGCGATCGTTAAGCCAGAGGGCAGCCTGATTGGGGCGGTACTGAGGCTGTTGCTGTTGGGAATAGCTCATTGGGGGAGAACGGGGAGCGGTTGAGTGGCGTAAGCGATGACGGGCGGCATAGGCGCGGGCATGTGAGCCTGCGCGTACATTGCAGGAGGGGCCTGCACTTGCTGTCCAGGCGCCGGCCAAGCGGCAGGGACTTGCACGCCACCAGGGAATCCTGGCAGGGCTTGCGGCTGAGCCGGTGAATAACCCGACCCGCTATTGCCATCGTCGTCGTTTTCGGCGCAGATAGCAAGCAAGGCAAACAGATTGTAACGAACACCGTAAGTAACGGCGGCGCCAATCTTCTGCAGCGAAGTAGCGTCAGGAACAGGGAAGTCCGAAGACAACTCCTCGCCACCACTGATTAGAGCGAGCGTCGTGCGGACGGCCCAGCAATTGCCGTCGAAAGCGAGCTGAGAATAAATCGTCACGCCCTGCTCAAGCAGGGGAGGCTTGATCGTCTTAAGCAAAGACGGAAGGGACATATATTGCGACTTCAGGTAGTCGTTTTTACTGTCCTTCACAAGGTCTCCGAAAAGCGGAGCAGCGGCAGCAAGCCGCTCAAGCAGCGATGCGCTGTTGTGATGTTGCATGATCTGCGGTGGCGGGGCAACAGGCTGTGCGGCGACCGGCTGAGGCATGAGTGGAGCTTGCGCCGGAAGTGCCGGCGAGGAAGAAGGGGTGCGTGCCATAAAGAACGGATGAACAACGGAACGATAACATGGACAGGTCAGGTCCGCATGGAACGCTTTTCATTGGATGCCCAAGCATTGCACGCTTGGCACCCGTTGTCAAGGGTTTTAGTCGGGGTACTTACCCAAGGCAATAAAACGTTTCTCCGTCCACTCCCCGAGACCAGCAGCAACAAGCTGATCCATGGCCGCCTTGATATGCGAAGAAGTGATGTCTTTGCGGTAACGCGACGGGATGCAGCGAGACAGAAACTCGGTCGCCGTTACACTGCCGGTGCCCATGGCGTAGACGTGGATGCGGCGCGTCAGCTCAAACGTGCCATGTCGCTGCATCTGTGACTCCTGCTGCTCGACAATCGCGTAACTCTGTAGCAAGTCAACCAGTACCACGGCGCGAGCAAGCGTGCGCTTAGGCAAGTACAGCTCATCTTCCTTCTCCTCGCCGCCGGCCACAGCGCAAAGATGCATGGTCAAAGCAATCTGCAGAATGTATCCAAGTCGCTTGCCGAGCACGGCTCGCTGTGACTCCAGCGGAACTGTCTGTGATTTTTCCCAGGTATCCCGCGATAGCAATGCGAACAACTCCACCGCTTCGCGCTCAAGCCTTAGTACAAGCGGCGGAATGCCAAGGCAGCGCAAGTAGAACTCTTCCAAGCACTGCCCTGCAACGTGAACAGTCTGTATCTCCTCCGGCGTGCGGAAGAAGTTGGGCTCGACGTATTCATTGGTGATCGGCAGCACGAGGCAGCGAGCGAACAAGCCGGCGTCATCCCCTCCTTCCATCATTCGCCGGAACACGCCAGGCTGCACGCCGCCAAGTAAAGCATTCTGAACCTTGCCATTGATCGGCTTGCTTCTGCGCCCGACGCGATGCTGTGAGCTAACGCTACCGTCAAATAGGCACAAAAATGTTTCCTTCCCTCGTCCCTTGCCGGTCGTCTTGTACTCGTCGAAGTTGCCAAGAATTGACTTTATCTCTTCAGAGTAAATGAACGTTGCGAGTCCGTTTCTGTGATTGTCCCCAAGAATGCCGTTAAGTGATTCTGTCGTAAAGTCGTCGATGCAAGTGCGAAGCGCCTCAGGCTTCTCGGGGCGTTTGTTTTTTGGAAGCGAACCGTAGCGCATTTCGTATTCGTGCTCTTCACTCGTCGATATTTGATCGTAGTGAGCTTGCACAAGGCGCAGTCGCTCGCGGCACAGATGGCGCATGATTGGGCTCTTGCCGCTACCGCTCGGTCCTGATAGCAGCGTCCAGATAACAGGCTCCTTCACGAACAGCCCGTCCCCAGCGTCAACACGATGTCCCGCTCGAACGCAGCCGGCAGCAGTGGTGAGCACTACTCCAACCGCTGTCATCGGATCGCAGGCCAGGTTACCAGTGAGATCTTCTATGGCCTGGCAGATGTTTTCAGGCAGATAGTCAGCAAGGTTAATAGCACGGCGGCGCACTTCCAGCTCCTGCCGCTTCCCAATCGCCAGGCGCGAGCTAAGGGCCTCGGCCTCCACCCGCCGGTCTTCGTCGAGCGCGTCCCAGATGCGAGAAACATCAAAAGGGGAAGCATCGTGAGCGCTTGCAATGTCCGCAATGGCGGTCTTAATATCGGCAGCAGACTCCGATCCGCTGTCGTGAAACTCTTGCAGCGCTTGCCTGATGCGGCCATAACTGATGCGACTGAGCGGTGCGGGCTTAGCCCCCGATGCCGACTTCATCGCCGCAGCGATCAGCGACCCAAGCTGCTCTGCGGGCATGTTATCGACGCTCCCGCCATCGGGAACTTCGCAGATCGATTCGGCCGGGATAATGCGCAGGTCAATACCGGCAAGCTGTGCAGCAGCAAAAAAGCCCGCTGCTTTCTTCCTGCCGGGCGCATCATTGTCGGAGATAAAGTAAACCTTCTTGACGCTCGCTGTTAGCAGTGAAGCGTACCTGGCTCTGCAGCTTGCCTCGTTTCGCTGGTGCCCTGGGTGCGTGATAGCGGCAATCCCTTGCTGCCTGAGTACGTCAACGCACTTTTCCCCTTCGACTTCTATGACAAACCCGCTTGAAGCTGAATCAAGGGAACCATAGAATGGCCATATCTTCGAGCCGTCGCCGGCATTCCATCTGCCATTGAAAAAGAATTGCGGCTGAAACTCTTTCTTCTTATCGCCGGGAAAATCATAACGGACTACCCGTAAATCTTCCTGGTAGGGATAGACCGTCATCTGACACTGCTCCCCACCTTTCGTCGCAGGCGCTGGGGCCGGCGGGGGCAGCGGCTCGCAGGCCGGCAGCAGATCGGTTCTCTCCTGGTGTCGATTGAATATGGCTCCGCCCCTCTCGTCCCCGGAGTCCCCAGTGTAGGCCCAGACTCGCTGGCTCTCGTCCGTGAGGGTCTCCCCGACCTTGAGGCGCTCGGGCGGGCCCTGGCTCTTGCCTCTGTGGCAGAACAGCATCTCCTCGTCCACTCTCATCCGGCAGTCGCCATCCTTTGTGCGCCCGCAGATCGGGCAAGGGTGGCGCTTGGACGATGGCAGCCAGCGTTCCATGGTAAAGTTGCAGGGCAATACGGAATCAACAAGGGGTCGGGCGCGTGGCAGTGCTCGGCCCCTTTTTCTGTGCGCTCCCTCGGGAAGCGAATCCCACTATGGCACACGATGCAATGTGACACTTCGT